AATATTCTTCCTGTTCGATGGTAACTGAACCGGGTGTGAGTAGTCGTCGAGTATAGTTCTGAGCAAGTTCTGAGCAAACAGTAATTAGAGCCGTTAAGTAGTCATCATCCATAGTAAATGACGACATGAGACGACACTGTGCTTTCGCTTCGTCGAGAGTTACAAGAGTAAGATCACCTTGATTGTTAATTTTCGTATACATAATGGTACACCTCCGTTTAAGTGCAAGTATAAAAAAAGGGCGACTATTAAGCCACCCTTTCTATTTCAATTTACACTGTAAACCGAGTTTACGCTGGACCGTTCGTGGTTGCTGCACCGATAAGGATTGCATCACTACGTTGAGCCATTTCAAACATTTCTTTCTCAGTGTACACGATCAAATTACCTTTCTTCGTGTATGGGTCAAGAAGCATTTGGTCAATGTCACCGTCATTGATAGCGTAAGCAGCAGCTAAGTCACCATAAATGATGAACGTAGAGTCAGCAGCGATATCAGGTAGTGTATCATCGATGACAACAGGCTTACCGTTTAGACGTGGTTCACCTTCCATGTAGTTCAGACGGAACACAGGACGATTATCAGCGTCGCGTATCTGCTCGTAAACACCTAGTGTGTTTTCGTTCATGTAAAGCTTGGCGTTAGCGCGGTAACGCTGAGGTAGTTTACGCATGAACGTTAGGAGCCAGTTGACACGCGCCACATCGTCAGTACCAGTGTCAGCTGAAACACCTGTTGGGTACACTGGGTAGAAATCATGGTCACGAGAACCTGCACCAAGTGTCGGCTTAAACGACTCACCAGTAAGGTTAGTGATGTCAACACGATTAGATGAAAGGATGCCACGTGCGTTCTTATCAGTACCATCACCGTAAAGTACTTGAGACGCAAGATAGATGCCGATTTCTTCACCTAACAATTGAACCAAGTCAGAATAAACACTGATGTCTGTTCCGTAAAGAGCTTCATTCGTAATACGCGGTGATGCGTATAATTTAAACTCTTTCGATTTGATTTCAGCGTAAGTCTGAGTTGATGTCTCAGCAGGAACAGTACCAGCGACAGCTTCGATACCTTCAGCAACACCCGGATACGAGATCAGAATTAACTGACGGTAGTTACGAGTCATCGATGTCTTACGACCGATGTGTTGAAGAATTGGTGAAATTGTACGGTAGTAGTCAAGAACGTCACGAGCTAGAACTTCAGCTACAGCTAGACCACCAGTTTCAGGTGAACTGATGTTAAGTGTTTTACAGCGTTCAGTTGCAGTATCTTCGACGTACTCAAAGAAATCAATCTGATTGTTCTTAGTCTTCAGGAATGAACCCACAGACTCCATTACCACATTCTTAACCGCAGCTTTCACTTCTTTAGTGTCAAATGCTGTTGATGGTGCCTTAACGTCAGAACGAACATCAGAAATTTCATCTTGAAGTTCAGTGATCGTCTTAGTCAGTGCTTGCACTTCTTTAGAGTTACCACCACCATCTTTGATTTGCTGTTCAAGTGCTTCGTACTTAGACATCAAAGCTGAGTGTTTTTCTTCAAGTTTTCTAGCCTTGCTTTCAAGTGATTCATTAGTCGACTTGATAGCCGTGTAGTTGTCGGTCGCCTTTTGAATGAGCGCCTGTAGTTCTTCAAGAGTCATGGTGACTTCTCCTAGTTAAATTGAATTACGATTTAGTGCGCTTATCCAAGCGATTAACCGTGTATCCACACAATTGCGTTTAGTTTACTTAAACAAATCCGATTCCGCAAGCATATCACCTAGTTGATTGATTTCTTCAGATTTAATACCTGCATCTGGTTGATAGTGAGAGGTGATACGTTCAATCTCACGTTTACTTAAACCAACGTCGAACGATTGCAGTAAGTGACGTAGATCAGCTTTCGATAACTGACCACCGTTGTGTAGTGTTGATTTGATGTCTTGTAGCGTTGACAACTCATTACATGCGAAATTCACTGGTGATGTTTCTTTCAGGTCAATTTCAAGTAAATCATTACAACCCTTATCATGGTTCCATCTCTCACCACCTTGAGGAATGGAATAACCTATAGAGAATGAATCAACAGCGGATGCTTTCATCCCCTTATAAATCTCAATACCTCGGTCAGTCTCAAGCATACGACCTTTCATGAATAGACCAACACTATCTTCCTTCATGTCCAACCAAGTGCCAACAGGTGGCATCCATGATTGATGATTCCAGAACATTTTCGGCATTGTACCGTTAGCCTTGTGGTTATCGATAGATTTCTGATAGGCACCATCGACAGTTCGATCAAGAGCATGGTCGACATTACCTTTCACGTTACCGTAACAAGTGAACTCCATGTCACTACCTACAGCTTTGAAACCCATCAACCCTAAAATTGACTTATTCATTTGGAACCTCATTATTTGTTGGTGTCGCTTCACGACCATTAATCTGTTCACGAATACTAGGTAATTGATCCCATGTACCGTAAGTAACATTGTTATTGTCTACAGCGAATACATCACCACCTTCAGCTGGTTCGTAACCCATTGCATCACGACCTTCGTTAACCATAATGAGACCACCTTTAACACTCTTTTCAATGTGTTCAGCGAGTCGCCAAGGTGAACCAGCGTAAAACGCATTACGGTTAATTTCGATGAACATAGAAGGGTCTGTGATGACTTCATTCATTGCTGTTTCGAATTTATTCAGTATTGGGTTTAGTGCATTACGCATGTATGATTCATCTAATTCAGGTAGCACACCTTTACTGACCTTGCTATCTCGACCAATTCGATACAATGGAACACGAGTTATTGATGAGATTCGGTCGACAGAGAAATTACGGTTGTTCAGTAAATCCGTTTCTTGCGGTGTCAACTTCAGTGATACTGGTTTAAGACCTTGCTCTAAAATAGGGATCTTACTGTGACCATTCACACCTCTGTACTGTGTCCAGTCGTCTTTCAGTCTCTTGATAGCGTTCTCGTCGTTAAACACACCTTCAGTAGCTAAAGCCATTTGTGATGTAATACCGTTTTCTTGCAACTCCTTATATGAGTTTTCTTGTGCGGAAGCCATGCCGAGCAAGTCAGCCATGTACGCAACAGGTGAAATCGGGACCACACCATCCATGGTGAAACCGTGAACAATGAATAAATCTTCAGTCCTGTAAGGATCTGCAATTTTCCCATCATTGGTCACATAGGTGTAATATACGCGACCGAACTGGTCCATATTAGGTTTAACGTTCGACTGATATCGGAAAGGTATAATTGACTTAATATTACCTCTATCGTTCCTTTCCTTGTACGCATAGAACGCACCACGAGTTTCAAGTGATGCTACCATCATTTCCATGAAACCTTGCATGGTGAGATAATCACACGGTTTTACAGTGTAAATTCGATGTGACCGACCTGTTTTAATTTCTGTACGTTTTCCATCACTGTCACGTTGATAAAGTTTAACTGGTAACTGACCAATCGACTCAGCCTTGTCTCGAACGCACGAGTAGAAGGTTTCAATACGAAGTGCTCCATCAGGTGTCACAGAACCAGATGAACCACCGAGCATGCTGACAGTGATAGCACCCTCACTGGCTTTGGTTTGAACGCTCGATGAGTTCAATTTCTGCATCGATAATCGCTCATACTGTTCAATATTCATAAAATTAACGCGCCCCATGCTCGTAGTTAAAATTTACTCAACGTATAGTATATCAGTACTACTAAATACTCAATAAACCGCGTGATTCGTAAATATTCTTCTCCACCTTAGTCAATGTTAGACCAGATAGCGCGAGAATCACCGTGATTAACGGGTCTATACGGTCTGTCTTGTGGGCGATAGGGTCACGATAGACCATTGTGTTGCCGAACTTACTTACCTGCACCATAGCGCACGAGACAGCGTATTCTAGTAGTATAGATTCGTTGTATTTATATAAACCGTCGTTCACTAGACCTTCGAGCTTCTTCGCTGGCTCAGACACGTTACCGGGACCCATGGAAACCGATATCATCGGAATACCTTCTTCTTCGAGATCGAGTGCGACTTCTTTCATCTTGAACGGGTCATAGAACACACCTTCACAATTAGGTAACTGTTCCCATAACTCACGAATCAATTGCTTCACGGACTCATTACGAATATGTGACCCCGGCAGTACGGTCAAATCACCTTCAACCTCAGCTTTATTGTAAATCTGACGCAGGTAGTCACCAGCATTATCGATAGCACCTTTCGATTGAAGATTGAATGTGAACGTCATCAACCCACCGTCATCGGTCGGGAAGTTAACGGATGCACTAGTAATATCCGATGTCTGCGAACGGTCGAAACCGATGCCACATTTTTTATCTTTCCATCTGTCCCATTCTTCCTTCACTGCTCCATCTTTGAACAGGTCGAGGTCGAGCCATTTGTCAGAACCGTTGACGAATTTGTTACAGTGCTTAGTCAGGAAGTTAGCTTTTTCCTCAACCGACATCTGAGCCTCTTGGAAACGCTCACGTAAGTACTTCATCGACGGGCGACCATAAACCAAGGCAGGATTCGATTTATACCAGTTCTGAGGTTCTGTCCAATCGTCACCATCATCGATTTCGAAAATGGCATAGAAATAGTTGTCCTGCTCGATATCGTCGTCAGGGTTAAGTACACGTCCACCATTCTGATACAAATCAGTACATAAGCCTTGAAGGATGAACCCGGCAGTGGTGATAACCGACATTAAAAATTCGGTCTGCGCACCGAAAGCAGAGACGATCACGCCATATAAATTTCTGTCTTTTATCGCATGGCATTCGTCAAGTACAGCAGCCATAGGGTTAAGACCATCGAGACTGTTCGAATCTGACGCTAAAGGTTTGAAAAAACCGGACTTCGACGGGTAAAGCATATCGTTAGCGCGTGGTTCAAATATCGTCTTCAACCGGGGTGATAACCGCACCATCTCACAAGCTGTCAACCATACTTCTTTCGCTTGGTCACGCTTGGTAGCCAGTGAGAAACACCGTGGTCGGTGACCATACTTATACATCAGGTACAACTTGATACCTGCGATAAACGTTGTCTTCCCATATTTACGTGATACCAGCATGAACGCTTGAGTGAATCGACGTTCGCCAGCGACAGTCAGATGGTTACCATCGTCATCATAGGTCGTCTTACCCCACTTCCACCCGATGAGTGAACATGCAAGGAATATCTGTGATGGGTCCAACGTTGTCGGTTTACCTGCATCCTTACCATCGGTGATAGGGCAGAATTTAAACCAAAGAACAATAGACTTAGCAGCATCCTCATCGAAGTGTAAATCGTCACGCTGAAGGTCGCGGAAATGTCGCAATGCAGCCCACTTCATTTTCTTACATGATGGGATTTTACCTGTGA